TAAAATTTATCAGAAACTTGTTCTATTGTGAAACCGTCCGGAACAGTTATGGTTTGCAAAAATACCAAATTGCTCTTAAACTTATTCATTGATATTCTACGAAAAATATCAGTAACAATCGTAGAAGTATTTGGAGTTATTGTATTAACCAATAAACGAGGATACATAGAAAATAGCATAACTTAGAATCCTTTCTCAATTCTATTGGTCGTCAATGTTTCCAATTCTGTGAATTGTAATCTGACTGTCGCTTCAGTAGGACATCCGTCTTCGAATGTGGTAAACCCTTCAGCACCATATTCAATTGCCATATCAGTCAAAGCACAGTTTGAAATTCTGCGCACGAATTGGTTTTCTTCTCCATTGTGATAGTAAACAATCATAAACTCTGACGGATATGTTAGAAAGAGACCATTCTGACTGCTAGTAGGATGCATGTGCATGGCAAATAATTCTAGAATGCCACCCTTACCAAAAATTGTATTTGCTTCTTCTTGATTTCGTGGAGAAAACCTATAATCAAATCCGAATTTTCTGAACCCCATGGATCTGAAGAGTTGCTCTTTGTATGGGTTCTCAACCTTCTTCGACGTTGATTGAATGACATTAGAGAACTGATCGAATCCTGCTACGTTTGCAACCCTTCCGAGTTTTCTAAGAGCATAATCGCCAAGTTCTCCGCCAGATTGTGCCATAGAATCCAAAGTTCCATTACCACCTGAAAATAGTGATTGTGCGGACATTTTCCCTGATGCAACTGCACCAACCAATGCACCCAAGTCCGCAGTTTCCCAGTTGGCACTATAAGCAGTCCCAACTCTTTCTGGGATATGTAATGCAATTTCAGCAGAACCGATAACTAATCTTTGTTGTCCTGCAACTGATGATGCAATTGCACCACCTGCTGCACCTGCACCAGCGCCGATGATTCCACCCAGCAATCCAGCAGATAGTTTCGCAGTAATTGAAACTGGTCCACCAGTCGTATTAGGGTTTGGATTTACAGTTTTTCCGCCATTTTGATTTAACCTTTCCCCCAAGGATGCTGCTTTACCAGCAGTAAATGCCGCACCCGCAGCAGCACCTATTACAGCACCCGCAGTCGCTGCTGCTGCCACTCCGTTCTCAGGATCTGCTCTGTTCTGATCAGTTTGATCAAAAATTGCACCCTGCCCAGATGCCAATAGAGATTTCCCTAACGCTGTGCCTTCACGAACAAGAGGATAAAACACTACATAGTGCGGATATTCTTCTTGCGAGACATTTTGTGGATATCTGTGGATTTTGGTTTCATCAGAGCGAAAGATTTCGTTTTCGTCTTGTGGTTGAACAAGAGATCTAGTAAATCTACTTTCATTTCTTGGTGTAGGTGCAGTTGTTGGTGCTGCTGGTGTAGTTGCACCTGGAGTTGCTGCTGGTGGCGGTGCTGGTGGAGCTTCGGTTGCCATGTTCGAATAAATATCCTATTAAGTAGAAAGCATTATGGAATATTTATATGAGTTATGGGAAGGAAGCATTAAGAGGTGTATATAAAATACACAATCCCAGCAAATACATAGGTAATCCGAACAATATTATTTATCGCTCCAGTTGGGAACTGAAGTTTATGAAGTGGTGCGATAATAACCCAAATATATTGGAGTGGGGTTCAGAAGAACTGCCGATCCCATATATCTCTCCTTTAGATAATCGAGTGCACAGATATTTCGTGGATTTTTATATCAAGGTTCAAGAAAAAAGTGGAGTTACAAAGAAGTATCTAGTGGAGGTGAAACCGCAGAAGTTTACGCAAGAACCCAAGATTCCTACTAGGAAAACAAAGAAGTTTCTCCAAGAAGTTATGCAATGGGGTGTAAACCAAGCAAAGTGGAAATTTGCTACTGAATTTTGTGAAGATAGAGGATGGAAATTCATTATCCTAACTGAAAAAGAGTTGGGAATCAACAATAAATAACAAGGAGAATTTCTATGGCAAAGGCAAAATCGGGCGGCGGTTCGAACAAAGGAGCAAAGGTTTCTTTCACGAATCAGAAAAAGGGTAAGACTTCAATTGGTGGAAGTCCTTCTTCGATTAAGTTTTCCACAATGAATAAGCATAAACGCAGAAACTATAAAGCATACAGAGGACAAGGTAGGTAATTGGCAAATCCGTTTCAACGACTTCGCGCCAAGGCAGGTGATGGACAAAAGTCCATGGATTGGTATATGCGTAATGTGAGAAACCTCGTTGGCGCGAGGTTGTCCCAGAATAGTGTTATGAGATCAGATATCGGTGAGTTGAAAACAAACATCGAGATCGGATCAATGTATCTTTACTTCTATGACCCAAAATGGAAAGACGAATTACCATTCTATGATACCTTCCCATTAGTGCTACCATTTGGTCCTGCTCCTGGAGGTTTCTACGGAATCAACCTTCACTACTTGCCGTATATGATTCGTGCGCAAGTTCTTGGCGAGTTGCTAGATTATAAAACAACGAAGACATATTCAGATTCAACCAAACTGAGAATGTCGTATAACCTATTAAACAATCTGAAAAATGCGAGCGAAGTAAAACCTTGCATCAAACATTATTTGACTAATCATGTAAATTCACAATTCATGAAGATAAATCCTGAAGACTGGCAAGCAGCAATATTCCTACCAATCGAGAGTTTCGTTGGTGCCACCAAGGAGCAAGTTTTCAGAGATTCTAGGAGCAAATTCTAATGGTTGCAGCATACCATAATATCAATGACTTCGTATCACAAGTCAAAAAAACAGATTTGGCGAGGTCAAATAGATTTGAAGCGATGTTTCTGCCACCGCCAATTCTTCAGGGGCATTCTACAACACAAGGCGATTCTCCGAAACTAATTTCGATGATGGTAGAAGACGCCATGTTCCCTGGAATGTTGTTGGGAACAAGACCGTTTAGGGTCAATAACTTAAACGAACAACGTGCAAACGTTATTGATTTCGGCGGGGATTCTATTACCTTTACTTTCTTATGTGATACTTCTTGGACAGCAAAAGATTTCTTTGGCGATTGGATGAGAGAAATAGTAGATCCAACTGCTAGATATGTAAGATATCCAGAAGAATATTATAGTGAAATTGATTTAGTTTCCCTTAACAATCAAGACAATGTTATTGCGCATTGGAAAATTACAGACGCATTTCCTAGATCTATTGCACCGATTACTGTTTCTTCGACAAATGCGCAGGTTTTGAGAATGCCTGTGACTTTCGCTTACAAAAAATGGGAAGTTATTGGGGCATATAGTCCTTCAGGCGAACAAATTTAAAATATTGGAGTAAATTATGGCATTACCTACATTATCAGTTCCTACCTTTGACGTTGAGGTGTATTCGACAAAAGAAAAAGTTAAGATGCGTCCTTTTCTCGTCAAAGAGGAGAAGATCCTTATTCTAGCAGCAGAATCAAACCAACGAGCAGACATGATTCGCGCTATGCAGCAAGTAATTACTTCTTGTTCTAGTGGCAAGATTGATGCTGAGAAACTTCCGTTCTTTGATTTGCAGAATATTTTTATCAAACTGAGAGCGCAATCTATTGGTAAAGAATCAGAATTCAATTTGATTTGTGGAGAGTGTGGTCATAAGACACCAACTTCTCTTGACCTTGAACAAATCAATCTACGTGTTACGCCGAATCATAATAACAAAATTATGTTGACCGATGAGATCGGCGTAGTTATGAAGTATCCTACAGCAGAAGTTCTTATTAATGAAGACCAACCAGTTTTCGATCTTGTTGTCTCGTGCGTAGACAAAGTCTTCACGCTAGATGAAATTCACGATGCTGCTGATCAAAGTCCCGAAGAAATTTCAAATTTTATTGATAGTTTGACTAGCGAGCAATTTGATAAGATCGTAGAATTCTTCGAAACTGCACCAAAGATTTTACACAATATCGAATACACTTGTTCGAAGTGTCAGACAGAAAATACTGTAGTTGTGGATGGTGTTGAAAATTTTTTCGGATAACCCTTTCTCATGATAACTTGATGAATTTTTACAAGATAAACTTTATTTTAATGCATGAGCATAAATATAGTTTGACCGAATTAGAGAATATGATGCCGTGGGAGAGGGAAGTTTATATCGGGATGTTAATAACGCATCTTAAAAAGAAAGCAGAGACCCAGGAATAAAATGGAAAACGAACAACAAAAGGGAGCAGGAAAAGAAAGTCAACTTTCTAAAATTGCCGCTGCAGTAAAAACAAGTTCTGCTACAGAAGCAAATCCCTCGTCGACTCAGTCGATGATTTCCACGTTTGTTAAACATTTTGAATCCACAGCACTTGAGATCGTCAACGAAATGGATGACGACCAAGAAGAACTCATCAAAAAAATGGTTGATGAGATTACAAAACTTCAAACTAAAAACATGCAAGAATTCGAGAAAGCGATCGGTAAAATCGTAGGCATCTCGAATAGAATGATTGAATCTAATAATCCAAAGTTGCAAGAACTTGGACAAGGTGTGCAAGATCAGGCGAAGCAAGAGTTATTCAAGGCAAAAGGAATAACTCTGACTGGCGAAAAAGATACGTTTATGAATCGCCTTGGTAGACAGTTTGGCATGGATACTGAAGCAGAACCTGCTAAGGGTGTTACTGGTGTAGGGAAACTTGCCAAAGGATTTGTGTCGAATGTAGGCAGAGACATAAAACGAGGTTTTGGTATAGCAGTTGGTGCTGACATCGAGCAAGAAGGAACTTTCTACGACAGAGTGGTTAGATCTGACGAAGAAAAACGTCAACGTCTTTTGAGTAAAACTGAAGAAACTGCAACAGAAACTAAAACTGAATCTTTAACAGATGTATTAAAGAAAGTAATTCAAGAAACTTTAAAGGAAGGCAAGTCGGAAAGAGACAAGAAGCCCGAAAAGGAAAAGTTTCAACCAATTGAAAAACTAACTGATTTAACAGACGACCAGAAGAAAGCACTTGAACAGCAAGGAATTGCTCCTGCATCAGAAAATGATATTTCATACAGGAAAGATGGCAAACCAGTAAGCATCGAAGAGATTAATACTGCATTGTCACCAAAGGAAGATCTCTCGAAACCAACGGGAATAAAAGAAAAATCTACCAAAGTAAGTAGTGAAGAGCAAGAAGATTCTGCTGGTATATCTAAAGATGCCCAAATAGAAGCATTACAAAAAACCGCAGAATCTAATATCATCATTCAAGAAAATTCAACCGAATCTTCAGATACTCTGAAAAAACTTCTGGAAGAAGTTAAAAAGATCGCTGAGATTATGGTCAACAATGGAAACCAAGCAGGTGCTGCTGGTGGTGGCGGTGGTGGTTTGCTCGACATGATGCCTGATATAGACCTTCCAGGCGGCAGAAGAAGAGGAAGATTATCAAGGATTGCTAGGTCTATTGGGCGAGGAGTCAGAGGACTTGGTCGCGGAATAGTAAGTGGCGCAAGAACTGTAGGAAGTGCTGTTCTTCGTGGCGGAAGTGCTGTAATGCGTGGCGCTGGTGCACTTCTAGGATTCGGAACTGCTGCAGCAGGAGCAGCGGGAGCTGCAGGTGCTGCTGGTGCAGCAGGTGCTGGATTAGCAGGGGCAGCAGGAGCAACAGGAGCAGCGGGAGCTGCTGGTGCGGGATTAGCAGGAGCAGCAGGAGCAACTGGTGCGGCAGGTAAAGTTGTTGGTGGCGCATCAAGTTTAGCATCTAAGGCAGGCAGTGTTCTGGGTGGTGCTGGTAAGGTTCTTGGTGGAGCAGCGAGAGTCGCGGGTAAACTTGCACTGCCACTCGCAGCAGGTATGGCGCTGTATGATGGTTATAAAGGGTTTAATGCAGATCCAAATGCGACAACTGGTCAGAAATTCAAAAACGCTGGAAGAAACGTTCTAAGTGGGTTGACATTTGGTCTTGTTGATAGTACAGAAGATAAGATCGCCAAAGGTGAATACACTGGGACTCAAAAACCAGTGCAAGGAAAGGCAGAACCTGCAGCAAAATCTGGCGGATTCTTCTCAAATAACAAAGGTATGCTGATGGGTGCTGCACTTGGTCCAGCAGGAATGTTAGGTGGTGCACTTTACGATAAGATGACATCTAGTAATGCTGAAACAGGCAAAAATATTGATGGCGCACTAATCGAAGCAGGAACTGCAGCGACCAAAGAAAAGATGCAGGTTAATGTTCCGCCACCGACTATAATTAATCAAGGTGGTGGAAGTGGCGGTGGGCAGAACGCTCCAACCATAACTGCTCCAGGCGGTGTAAGAAATGTTCGTGCAGACGATCCTACTTGGTTAACATTCCAGAAACGTAGAGCAGTAGCATAAAAAAAGAGGGGACCGAAATCCCCTCTTTTCCTTTTAGTCGTCAGCGAGACTCGAGAAGTAACTCATCGTGTCATCGTCGCTATCCTCGTTCCAAGGTGGAGTATCATCCTCAACCTTACGAGCAGCAGGTGCCGACTTCATCTTAGTTTCAACGAAAAGTTCGTCCTCTGCATCCAGCGGATTTACCTTCTCAGCAGTTGCCACGCGAGCACCACCCGAAAGAACTGCATTCAACTTCGCCTTTAGTTCGTCATACGACTTGAAGTTGGCAGGATCGAGGAACGCTGCGAGCGAATGGGTCTTACCCCAAACCTGCTCCAACTTATCCTCATCATCCGAGAGGGGAGATGGACCATCAAATTCCGACTTATCGTAGTTACGATAACCTTCAACCTGACGAATGCGCAACTTAAAGTTAGCACCTTCCCAAAGGTCGAACGGATTGACTGGTTGTTCATCTTCAAACGTCGGTTGCATCACGTCCTTGATCTTATCAAAGATCTTCTTACCAAACTTGTAGAGGAACACCTTACCTTCATTCTCAGGATTAGCAGGGTCGCGAACGACCAGCACGTTTGAGATGTAAGAAAGACGACGCTTCTGCTTACGAGCGATATCCTTGTTCGCTTCGATACCAGAATTCCAAAGTTCGCTATTAAGTTCGGCGACAGGATCGGGCTTGTTAAGAGTGGTCAGCGAGTTTTCGATATACCACTTACCTGTTGGACCTTGGAAACCATGATCCCAGACGCGAACCCACGGAAGTTCTTCACCAGCAGGTGCAGGAAGAAAACGAAGCACTGCCTGACCGTTACCTGCCTTATCGACAGTCGGTTTCCAGAAGCGATCGTCGTCGCCACGCTTTTCATTTGATGGGTTTGCAATTGACTCAACTGCCTTCATGAGTGAGTCGAAGTTTCCGCGATTCTTACGGAGTTCTGATAGTGAATTAATTGACATATGTATTGTCCTTATATTTGCGTTGTATGTTAGTATTTGCGATTTGTATCATAATCATCGTAGTCATCATAATCATCATCATGACTACTAGAGTATTTATACAAGTTTTTACGGTGCTTGTTCGACTTATCAACACCTTTTCGAACTTCTTTGACTCGAGGTTCGTAATCGAAGTCTCTGCGTTTAGAGTGACTCATTTAACAGACCACTTGGCCTTTCTCCTTGATCCATAGTTGGTTAAATTTCGTTCGATCGAAACGAACGAATGGTCGGTACTTCTCTATCAAAAGACTTAAATCATTCCAGATAAAGTCATTTGTTAGGTCAGTATTTAGAGTATACCTGAAATCGAGCAATTTGTCAAGTATAATTAGAGTTTCTAGTGAAATTTTTCCACCCAAATACATTCTAATTGCAATGGGGTGTTGGTTGTTATAAGAAATCAATGGTTCTTGTTTCAATTTCTCAGATTCGAGTAACAGTCGACTTATATCATCAGTGAACATATAAGACAACTTGTCCTGTCGCACTATCCACTTCTCGTAGATTTCGACGGACTCGGCACTAAACAATCCGCCATTTTTATCACCCGACGCAAAGTTAGCAACGAAGTAATTAATCACTTCGTGTTTCTTGAATTTGTGTGCAAGTTTCCTGAAAAGAAATACATCTCTGCGCTTCATGAACGCAGACTGTGATGATTTTACCGCACCTTTGGTTTTGGTAATATCATATTCTTTAGTTGTGAAGTGGAGTTTCAGCGCCATATAGAGGCGATAAACTTCGAAAGGTTCCATTAGATCGGCAATTTACCTGTTTTGCGTTTCAGCATATTAAGTTCTTCTGCCTCTGCTCGAATCTTTTCTTTGAGAGAAGTTGTGAGCAAGACAGCGACAGATTCCATTTCAATTTCTTTCTTGACGCAATAGTCAACAAGAATATCCAAACATGGAATACCATTGACGAACGATTGCTTCTCGATGTATTGAGAGAATTCTATCGCTGTCTTGAACTCTTTAGTGATTAAGTATTCATTGGTTACTTCTGAACCATCCATAACTAACATTTCCAAATTGTTATCCTGCGTAAAAAATGTGATCACCGATCTTTGCGACACGTCTTAGATTCCAACGAGGATTAACATAATCCGCATGGTAGAATAAAACGTTACGACCTAATATACCGTGATTTGCCCCAGAAAGCAACACTTTTTCAGCAACTTTCTTTGATTCAGCATATTGTTGTGCACTGCGCACACGCTTTTTGCCTTCGCACACCCACGAGAACTGGCAAACTCTGCTTGTTCTCTGGTATACAACCGAGCATACTGATTTGGGGAATTTGGGACTTTTTACGCGATTGATGGTTACGGCAGCAACTGCCAATTTGCCCTTAGTGGACTGATTGCCTGCTTCAAAGTAGATATTGTCAGCAAGGCATTTTAGTTCGCGATTATTCGCTAGATGTATGTTTTGTGTTCTAATTTTACGAAGTGCAGTCTTTTCTTTTTCTGCGTCCTCTTTTATTTCTTGGATTACTTCTCCGACGCCGAGGGAATATTCCCTAGCATCTCTTTCGATAGCATTTTCAGCATATGAATTAAATCCATATAAACTATAAACTAATACTGTAAAAATCGAAAGGAACTTGAAAAACTTCTTATTTAAGGAAGTCATCTTATTTCCTAATAGTTGTTAAACTTGAGAGGGTATTAGACAGTGACTCCCCACACTGTGTCCACTTAAACGCATGGACAAAAAATCCCCCGATGCTTTGCTGTCACCAGATCGGCACCGAGGGATTCATATAATTATTTATAGATTTGAAACCCTATGTCAACTCGTTCTACCGTGTTAATCGAACGGTCGACGGTTTATTCTGTTTCTAGGAAAACCGCCAAAACCCAAGGAGATCACGCTGCTAGGCGCATCTCAAAGGCAACATTATCGTTTGCTGCATTTACGTTTTGTGGGCACTTTACCCAAGCAATCAGTCTACTCTCGCCTTCAACTCGCAGTCGAATCCTAATACGCCCCCATCA